CTACCATCCACGTAAAGCTGGACAACTGTCGCGGGGTCATCGTAGTACATCGTCGAGACATTTTCGTAAGCGTTCTGACGAAGCTCGTTTACTAGCGTGGTCGGCAAGTCATCGAGATCAATTTCACCCTGCGACCATTTTTTTAGGTTTAGCTCTCTCTCATTAAGGGTGTCATCGGCCTGATCTACGAATTCGGTGTAGTAATAGTCCTTGACGTTCTCTTCGAGATCAAAATCCATCTCCGCTTCGACGCCACTGGCGCCGCCGAAGTATTCTTCCATCTCCATTTGTTGGATATCGAAGTCAACGTCAGAGTCTCGGCCGCCAATCGCAATTTCTTCCTCAAATTCGATGCGGTTTTCGTCTATTTTCTCTAAAAGGTCGGCTCTAGTGACTGTTTTTTGATGAAAAAGCTCATCTATGCCGAGCTCCCTAATCTCTTCGTCTTTGACTTGTTTGCCTTTTAAGAACCCTTCAAGGTCCTTTCCCTGCATTTTGTCCTGCTTCATCTGCAAGACGACATCTTCGGCCTTGGAGTACAGCTTTTCAGGGTTTAACGACGCTTTGATGATGGCTTTGGTTATGCTAGGCATGATTACGCGGCCTTTTGGTTAGGAATCCAGTCTTTGGCCAGCATCTCCAGCCAGTCGTCGAATGATATTACAAAAACGCCCTCTAAATCCGCATAGGATGGGCTAAAAACACTCATCGGTAGCGTCACGCGAATAGGTTTGTTGTTGAACTTCCAAACCAAGGCGGGAATGTCATTACCGGCGGCCGTACATACCTGCTCCCACCACGCTTTTTGGAACCACCAACCATCCTTGTAGGCCTTACACTCGATCGCATAGCCGGGAATGGTGATGTCGCAAAGGTTTTTGGCCTGATATTGATCAAGGTTGCGCTTGCAATGGACGTCAACACCCTGCGCCTCAAAAAAATTATTGAGACGTTTTACGATGTCCCGCTCAAAAGCGGCCCCTTTATTTCGCGAATCTGCCATTTAGCGATAGTATCCTATCTGAGGAAAAATTCTAGGCCATAGGGGTCCCTTGGCCTTTTGCAGAATCGACCCCCACCCCCACAACCGGAGCGCTACCCCTCCAAACCATAGCGCTGGGGGTGCGGGGTCCCTTTTATCCATCAAATAAAATTAAGTTTTGAATGTACCAAACTCAGCTATAGCTATACGCCATCGGCCGCGCGCGATTCAGGGGGGTGCGGGGGTCCCCCCTATTGCGATCTGAAGGTCGTTTTCCGACCCCATAGAGACCCTAATACTAGTCCCATTGCGTCCAACACAGGCCAATACAGGCCGCTGAGGGCGCAAAGTGACCCGTGTGAACACACGAATAGGCAACAGGGGTCACCGAATCGGCCCAATAATCGGTAAAAACGATGGCAAACAGGGTTTTTTGAGGTTTTTCCGGGATTCTGGCGGGGCGTAGAGAGAGAGCCTCTCTACGCGGTTTTACACATCGATGCGCAGGATTTGTGCTGTCAAAAATCTTTATCTGTAATCTTGCTGTCAGTGCCTAGCAGTTCGTTGAGCCGTGACTTGATGTCTTCCTTGCTCATGCTGTCGATGTTGGCGTTGATGTTGAGATTCTGAGTGCGCTGAACCGTTAGTCCACCCAGTTGATTGAGCTCTTTTACTGCACTGACTGCCGCGTTGTAGTGGCCGCTATCAAACGCCGTCTCCGCGATGTTCCACAGCATCGACCCGGTCTTCTCAGGCGTGATGGCAAACTTCTCTCTTAGCTCCTCCTGCTTCAGCCTGATCGACTTCGTGACGTGAGGATGCGTCTTGCCGTCCATCATCTTCGTAGCGCTTGCCGCAGGGAATGAGAACCCAGCTCTTCGAGCGGCCTCTGTCTGCCCACACGAGCCCTCTGTGTAGAACCACACGAAGGCCGCTTGCATCTCTGTTAAGCCAAGCTCTGGATCTGCTTCAAAGTGTGCTGGCGTGTTGACCAGCGGCTTCAGTTTCTTCCGGGGTCGGCCCGGCCCTTTCTTCTCATCACTCACGGTCTACTTCCTTTGGTGAATCCGTCCACAGCGAGTCGCCATACCTTTCGTAGTTACGCAACCATCGCCTCAGCGTATGCACATGGACGTGAGTTTCGTATGCCGCTTGGCTCACTGATCTCCCACTGTCGACCATCTTCTGAGCCCTTACCACACGCTTCTTGTCCATGATTTTCAATCCAAGCAACAGGGTACAGTAGAGGGTAGGGTACGTGTTTCCTATATACCCCTAAATATACCTTAAGAATAATACTATTCTTAAATATAAAACTACACTTAATAGAGTAGATATACCCTACCCTGCCCTGTCACTATCTCCTTTAATATCAAGCACTTAACCCTACCTAAAACAGGGTACAGTGTACATCTACCCTCCAAAACAGCCCTTTTTCGGCGCTCAGTAAATTTACAATCGTAAAATCGCACCAGTTTAAGAATTGCCCTTTTTACCCCCAAAACAGCCTTAGATGTACCCTGTTTAGGGCATACCCTACCCTGTTCTACCCTCACACATCCCACTTCGGAGGCGGTACTGAGCCCCCATCTTCGATGATAGGCTCGTAGTCAATGTCGTATATCTTGCGCCCATTACTCTTGCGCGGAACGCATCCATTCGCCGCCAACACTCGTGCCGCTTCCTTGAAGTCCGCCACCCTCGGCGACCGCACCCCAAGGTCTCGCAACAGCTCCGTCATCTGCACCGGGCGCACCATCGTCGATGTGAACTTGACCCGCTGAAGGATCAGGTCTTCGACCACAGACTGCGTCCTCGACAGCTCGTTGGACTCTTGCAATAGCGCTCGCTCTTCACTGGTCAGGAACCAGCCTTCGCCTGTATCGAAGAAGCGCGCCTTCACCTCAGCCCACACCTGTTGCATATCGATCTTGTGCCGGTAGTTAATCTTCTGCACTCGCACAACCCAGAACCTTCGGTTGCCGGTGGGATCAGTTAGGAACTCATTCTCGTTCACCGACCCGTAAAAAATCGTGCGCCGACGATACCGCGAGAACCCACGATCATAGGGCAGACGTAGCTCGTCATGGCTTCTGGTAATGAAGGCCTTGAGTTGGTCTAGGTCAGCCTTCTTGAATGTGCTACCCAGCTCTCCGAGCTCACAGATCCAATGGCTCACACACTGCTTGACGCTGTCTTTATCGCCGGGGTTGAGTGTCGCACCTTCAAGTAGCCAGTCCTTCTGAGGTGCTAGCGTTTTCATCCACTGGGTCTTACCGAGCGCCTGCCTACCCACGAAGACCAAGATACCCTCACTGGATACACCCTCGTCCCCACAGGCCGCCGCAACGCATGAGGTAAGCCACTTGGTCATGAGTATTTCTTTAAGCTCGTTATCCTCGGCGTTTACCGTGTCGAGCAGTTGTTGAAGCCGCGATGTTCCATCCCATGGCCGCGACTCGATCCACTCCGCCACAGGATTGCTCTCCCGAGCTAACAGCTTCAAATTGAAGCGTACTCGATCGTGCGGAACCATAAGTTGAATGCACCGATCTTCGATCTCAGTGATGGCGGCATCCTCTTCGAGGTCCGCAATGAATGTCATGTCAGGTATATGCACGTTCATGCGCTTCTTGATCACATCGTAAGCCACATCGATACTATTCACCTTCAGCACACCTTCGTGATTTGCCTTCGTGTGCATCATCCGGCCGCGATCGGTCTTCTCAAAATCAAACGACTGCGGGATGGCGACCTCTTGTAGCCTCGGGATCAGCTCACCCTCAACAGCCTGCGCCACATCGTTGTAGTCGCCGATCTGCTCAGGCATAAGCACTTCCGCCCGTCCGCCTGCCTGCTTTATAGCCTGCGCGGCCGCAATAGCCTTCTGCTCGCCCGTTTTACTCTCGTCGAAGTCCGCGATAAAGACGTGCTTCGCGTCTGGATAGACAGCGTGGACCGCCTCCGCTACAGGCTGTAAGTTGCCAGCGTCGAAGGACACCATGACAGGTTGCTGGTGGTGTGCATAGTAACTAGCGGCCGTTGCGTATCCCTCGGCGTAGTTGATGACCGTAGCTTCGGCCAGAAAGTCGGTGCCAATGCA